GCCGACCTGACGACCGCCTCCAATAGAAGGAATAGCCATGATGTTTTCTCCAAATTTGTTTCAAAAACCCCCGGTGAACCGGGGGATTAAGGTTAACCCCAGATACGGGTTGCCATCTGTGGACGGATCGCGCTGTAACCGTACAGAACGTCGATACGGCAAGGCATACGGTCATTGTTGATGTCGTACTGACGCACAACGCGCAACGAGATACCGTTGTGGACTTGGCGGGATGCCATGTCAACGCCTTGGGGCAACAGCAAGTCGGCGGTAGCGAAGGTGATCGCATCTTTATGGTACACCAGATTCTGAGCGTACTGGCTGGAGGCCGCGCCCAAGAACGTCACGGTAGCGGTTGCAACCGGGAAGGCGTCAACAGTCGCCAGAGCGTGAGCCGATGTGTAGATCGCGGGGGTCACAGTAACAGCCCAATCACCAGACACAGCGGTGACATCGCTGGTAACGGTGAACTGCTGGAGCGAACCAGTCGATTCACGAGTTTGCGGGTTCACTGCGTACACGTTGGCGATGGTGAACACGTCACCGGCTTTCAGCGTAGTGGTCACAGAACCTTGAGTCAGGGTCATGGTGGTGGCACCTTGACTAGACACAGTGGTCTTGACCGTAGTTGCTGCACCGGCATCGCGAGAACCAGTAGTGTGCTGCTTGATCGACTGCGACATGTTGATCTCATCGAAGCCCAGAACACCAGTACCCATCATGCCATTGCGGAACTGACGGGACACGGTATCGGTTGGGTTGAACAGACCTTTCATGCCTTCCACCAGACCAGCATTGGCAGCGGGGTTCACGGTAGCGTAACGTGGCGACATGGTAGCGGCATTCTCGTTCAGCTTCTGCTGGGCCTGCAACAGCACCAGTGAAGTGGCAGGAGTCGTGCCAGGGGTGCCCACCGAGTTCCAGATGTTCTTGTACGCATTCGCCACATCGGCGTCAATGGATGCCGCCAATTGCGAAATACGAGGTTTCAGAACACGATCTGCGAAGTCGTCCAACTGCATGGTCAGTTCAGCCGATGTGAAATTCACACCGATGTGTTTCTGACTAGACACGGACAAAGTGGTGTACTGTTCGTTGTCGTCCTGTACTTGCAGGGCGGCACCGTCAGTCACCAAAGCACGGTCGGGCAGGCGAATGCGTAGAGTGGAGCCGATTTTGGCACCTTCTACGGCAAACGAGTCGTCGTACTGACGGTTCACGTTGCGGGTCAGAACAAGGTTGTTCTCCAGAATCTCAAGCGCCTTGCGCGTGATCATGTCAATGGTGAGAATGCTATTAGACATAGCGTTATCCTTTCAAGTTTTAGCGTAAGCGTTGTGCCTCGGATTTCTTCAATTGTCGGGCACGTTCAGCAGCAATCCAATCCGATGTATTCATGGTCTTGATAGACCGTGGGTCGGTGGTGTCATAGGCTGGGGAGCCTACGCTACGGGCAGTGACCGGCGCAATCGGGGCCGGGGCATTCGATGATTTCTTGACCGGGGGAGTCGCGGATACGACAGCCTCAATCTTCCCAATTTCACGCGCCTGCATGAGTGGTGATAGCCGGGAGATGCGATCTGCTTCCTTGGGATTTGAACCAAGGTAGTAAGCCACATCGGGTCCAATTTCAGACGATTGGATTGTTTCTGCCATCGTGGTTGTGATTCGGACATTCGGGTTGTACGCGACCTGTTCAAAGTCGTCATACTTACCCCGCGCTTCCTCTTCACGCTCGTGATAGGCTTCTACAACCTGCGCCTTTTCCCGCTCAGAGTCCCTTGCCGATACCAACTCCTGTGCCTTTTTGAGAGCCAATGCTTCCGCATAAGCCTCTGGAGACTGGAACTGATCCAGTGGGGGAATCTCAACAGGTGCCCTCAAGACCTGCGTTTCCGCTTGTCGTTGGGCGTGTTCCCGTTCCCATTTACGTTGCTCTCGTGCAAGACGTTTACCAATAGCTGCGTCCAATTCCTCCTGAGTGAAAGTCTTGGCTACCTCTGCTGGCTTTTCTTCCGGCGTGTTTTCAACCACAGTCTCAGTCGGGGCCGTCCCAACTGGTTCTGTCACGGGCGCTACTTCCGCTAAAGCTTGAACTTCATCTGTCATTTTGAATCCTGAGATTCCCTGATGAAACGCACCAGTACGTTATATTCTAGGTCAATTGGCTGCGACTATCAACCAGTTGGTCCCGTTAGATTGCAACAATGCATACTTTCCAGCAGTTGTAGCCAGGATCGTAATCAGATTCGGTGGGCCAGTCGCCGAACAGCCAAGTTAGGAGGGTCACGGCCATACCATAGGCTCCAAAAGTGATAGTGCCTCCTCAACACTAGATGGCATCACCATCGTTCCAGCCCGTACCTGAGCCAGCATCTGGTACGCCAGGGCGTTACACGCGTCCATCCACTGCGCGAAGGCCATGCCTTCGGCCTGGAAAGGCCCCGGATAGCCAGCACGCAGGGCACAGGTGATGCGGTTGTCGTAACTCTTGGCTTGGGCCACTGCGTTGAACAGGTTGTCCATCGCGGTCACGATGTCGTCAGCGGTCAGCGGTGGCGGCACATACGGCACGATCTTGGAGCGCACCAACGCGATCAGGTTAACGTAGGCAGGTAGATCAGCGCCAAGGTCGGCCTCCAGCATGCCCATCTGCACATCGGCGTAGCTGTGGCATTTGACTTGCACTTCCACCGCTGGGATGGTGTGCGCAGGGGATACGACTCCGGGGATGACATTGCCCTCCTCGTCTACCGTGTCAGACGCTGTGGATTCTGGAACGTCAATCGCTGGTGTGATGACGTTGACCCACGTGGCCTCGACACTGTTTGTGGGTGCGTGGTGGATAACGGATTTGAGTTTGATGGTCATAGGTCGTACCAGTCGGGTTCAGGAAATGGCTCGCGTGGTGCGTAGCCGAAGATCAGGGTTAGGAGGATCATGTGGTGGACCCCTTGATTACTGCAAAATTGATTACCACTGCCTCGGACAATGATCCGCCTGTAAAATTGGTGACTCGCAAGACCGTCCCCCCGGCAAATGGGAAAGGGTCTATGCGGTATGAGGAAAACGTACCGATCGGCATAACGAGAATCACATCCGTCGCGGTAATTAACGAGTTTGTGAGCTGGAAGGCCACAACACCACCAGCCGCCAGCGCAGCGTTGTGCATCGTGATCTGCCCACACGGCTTATTCAACGTCACCGTCGTGGTTTTGCTTGTCGCCTGCGTGACCGTACCGCCTGCGCCTGCGCCGTAGCCGAGTGCGGCTGCTGCACCAGTGACTAACACATCGCCGTTAAAGATGTTTTGGGCAGACCCCGCAGCGTAGAAGTTATAGCGGTTTGTACCCGCCGCTAGGTTGCCATAGAAGGCGTAGTTATTGATGGCAGCGGTAAGACCAGAGGATACAGAAAAGCCGTATTGGTTCGTTATTGTTGACGCTGCGCCTTTCGCACCAGGTGCTGCTTGATAGTGGACAAGATTCCCGAGTGTGAATGCGGCGTTTGCGGTTGTAACTTCCGACAAATTGGCATAGGCCACAACTGTGACATCGGATGCAACTGTCGCGTAGTTGCGTATACCGAATGCAGAAGTTGCTCCTGTTATCGATTTGCTGACGTTCAGCGTTTCCCCCGTGTTAGGGGTAGCACCTATACCGACTCTACCCGATGCGTCTTTGATGATCCCGCCGTTGCCGATGTTCACGGTGTCAGTAGTTGCATCACCCAGCGTGACGCTGCCGGATGCTGCCAGCGTGGTGAAGCTACCGGCAGCAGGGGTCGTGGTGCCAATGGCAGGAGGTGCAGCGGTCAGCCGGGCCAACAGGTTATCCACGGTCACCTTATCCGTAACCCCAGCCTGTACGATAGGTAGCATCTCAGTGCCAGCAAGAGGGGTGCTGGCATTGGGGAGTTGCGAGATTTTCAGGTCAGCCATGTTCAGGACTCCAGTAGGATTTGTGAGCTATCTTCTTGCAGCAACTTATCACCCGCTTCGATAAGCAGACTGTTGACCGCATCGTCACCTTGGCCAGACGACACCGCGACATACCCCATCAGACCAAGGGCAATGCCATTGCGAATAGGGATGCCGAAGTAGCTGCTCATTGTGAATTGATCGGTTTGACGTACACGTTGCCACCAGCGGATAACTGAATAGCGGATACTCGCCATGCAGAACCTGTACCAGCGGGAACCTTGAACGGAATCGGGGTGTACGCGGGGATCGGGGTGTCGGCAGTGGTAGCCGTGACACCCTCACCCACCACCACATATGCGGGTGAGTCAACCCAGACCACCACACCCTGAGGACCAGCGGGGTACGTGCTAGTGGAACCAGCGGTCCCCGTGAAAGACGCGGTAGCCGATGCGCAT